ATCATCATCGAGAATATTCTTTTTAGATTGATTGATCGAGTACAGGTAGTCTTTTAGTTGGTACGTCATTCCAGTGTCTAATCACTCCACTAATAATAAAAAGGTTGGTAGCCAGGTAAGAAATAAAAATAAGGGTGCGTATGCCAGCAATAATATCTGCCTCTCGGTCATTTCGTCCATACTTTTCCCCCAGTGCTTTCGCCCAAATTCTCCACATTACAAATCATTTAAAAAGTTTAACGCTAATGCCCTCCTAAAAGTTTTAGTAGGCAATACTTCATGCATTATTATACCAGGAAACAATACAAATAGTCCAGGTGTTGGTTGGACTTCTACTGATCCCTCAATAAGAAGAGGAGAAGATTCTTCGTCACAATCGATGTAGTATACCCCAGCCCATGCTGCTGGATAATGACAATGGGGTCTAGCAAAATCTCTTTTCCTATACTCCATTACCCATAGGTTTTCACATTTTAGAGGAACGGGCATACCATCATAATACTCAGAAACCACCTGCTGAGATTTTTCGACAAGAAAATCCATCACACCATTAAACATAGTAGTCAGTTTATGAGTATGATAATCACTGTGCCATGCATCTACATTACTAATGTGACTGGTACAGTTTTTTTCTCGATACTTAGGAATTAGTTCATGTAAATTAAAAGGATCTCCCAACTCCATAGTGAAGATTGGAAGATCCTTCTTAACTGTTATCATTTGAATACTGCAGTAACACCAACGATCTTAGCGCCAGGGTTACGAGCAAGAGCAACCTTGCGAGCATCCTGGTAATCAACAGCGATCACCTCTTCCTTGAAGACGGTGCCTGCTTTGTAGAGGGTGACTTCACACTTCATAGTTGGTTAGGACGAGTTCCTTGCGAGACGCTTGATCTGTATTATAACTCCCCACGCTCCTCATGGTGTAGGTGTGTGCGAATTCTGCTGCTGTCCACCCTTCAAACCTCTCACGAATAAGTTGAGACGAGTTATAAGATATACATTGAGGACCAACAAACCGATCACACTTGATAGCAAAATGGTCGTGGTTGAACCCGCTATGCATACTCCCCCGTTTCCCATATAGATTAGATCCAATTTCGTAGGGGGGATCGAGGTAAGTGAAGACCTGCTTGTTATCGCTAAGGATGTATTCATAAGACTTGTTAGTAATTTTCCAGTTGCCAATTAGTTTTTGATAATCACGAAGTCGTTCGATACCTGCAAGGGAGAAGTTGGATTCACTTGCTTGCTTGGAGAATGACGAAGACTCAGTAAGACCAGAAAAGCTACACTTATTAACAATGTAAAAGGAAACAGCACGCCAGATACTCTCATTATATGGAGGGAACTTATCTGTTGTTGCAGATCCTGATAGGTACTCCTTAGCATCCAAGAAAAGTTTTTTCGCGGAAGTGGGGTCAGGGTGCCTTTGTTTAAGTTGGATGAGTATGTCCGTAATTTCATTGCCGTGGTCCTGCAGTTCTCGCCAGAAGTTGTAGAGTGGTTCGTAGAGATCATTGACCCAGATATCTAACCCAGGATATCGTTTAGTAATCTCAAGTGCTACACTACCACCACCAAGGAAAGGTTCTCTGTATTCCTTATAACCTTTAAGGTCAGGAAAGTATTGAAAGAGTTTAGTCAAAGCACGACTCTTTCCACCTGGGTAACGAAGAGGAGTCTTCAGTGATTTCAAAGTTCTCATTATTAAAAGTATGGTTTCTGGAAACTTACATTAAATGATAGAGAGATTCTATCGTCATCAGTGTTGTTTGCATGGACGCCATGATAAAGATATCCAGGAAACAACAATATAAGACCTTTAGCTGGACTAATTCTTGTATGACTCGATAAATGATTATACAAAAAAGAACTAGTCAACTGTGGCGTAGGACACTCAAAGAAAAAGTTTCCTTGTTCTTCTGTTACCTCATGATAATAAACACCAGAGATTTCATGATGTGCGTGACTGTGAAGATGGGCGTATTCTCCTTTACCATACTTGGCAATCCACGAAGATACCACGTTATAAGTTGCTCCGCCCTGATAGTTAGCAGAGTGCTGAAACGTTAGACCTTCTAGGTATTTTTTTATGTGAAAATGAATCTCTGTTGTAAGAGATGTCATGTTATTTTCACTAAGAACATTTCTTACAAAAGTTGGATCAGACAACTGATGGGGAGAACCCCAGTCAGGCACTGTGCCAAAATCAGTTTTCTCTACAACACTCGCTACTTCAGTTTGAATTGCATCAAAGTTTTCTACTTGAGAATAGTAAATTGGTGTTGGGTAAAGGGTATCAATCGGCATCGTAAGTAGGCGGGTTATATTTAAGGTATTCCCAGAAGGTTAACTTCAATTGTTTTTGCGTCATACCACAGTGAGCGGCAGCAGCAGGTAGATTCATTGTAGCATGAAACAAAGCTTCGTGTGCTTCTGCTACGTTTTCTGGTGTAGTTTTCTTCGTCATTTGAACTCACAACTCATCATGATCTCAGTTAGACATGCAAGCATATTAACCTCCTGATCTGGAACAATAGAAATATCACGCATATACTTAGCAATGATAAGGACTGCCTCGGGAATAGAAGCAGGTTTCAGCACACCATAGATACTGTCATAGATCTTACGCATCACCATGCTGGGGTCATTATCCATGTGCTGAACTACCCAGTTCTTGACATTGGTAAACTCTTTCTTTTTCAGCGATGCCAAGAGTGTATCCAGATTAACGTCAGCAACATCCACAAGGATAGCAGACGAAATACTACCAGTAGCGGCATACCGTTGGCACTCATTAATAAGACGACGCCAATCAGGGTAATAACGCTTAGTAAGCTTAGCAAGAACTTTATCTTCGTACTGAATTTCTTCATGGGTCAAGATAGTTTTCAAGCGAGTAAAGAACTGACCCTGAAGGTTAGTTGCCTGCTCTGGTTTAATCCTGAAGTCAACGACCGTGCAGCGTGAGTGCAGCGGTTCAATGATCTTATTGATGAAGTTGCAAGTGAAGATGAAACGACAGTTGCCATGAAACTCCTCCACAGCGGTCCTGAGGGACAGTTGCACGTCGTTAGTGGTGTTGTCTGCCTCATCGATGATAACGACCTTGTGGGACGCTCCAGAGGTCAGAGAGATGGTTGTGGCAAACTGCCTCACACGGTTCCTCACGGTGTCTAGGAAGCGTCCTTCGTCCGATCCGTTGATGACAATGTAAGAAGCACCAATCTCCTCACACAGCGCCTTAGCGATGGTAGTCTTGCCGACTCCTGCAGTACCACTCAGCAGCAGGTTAGGAAGTTCGCCCTGGTTGACGAAACCCTGAAACACCTCTTTGATGCTGTCAGGGAGAATACAATCTTCAACAATGTTAGGGCGGTACTTCTCCACCCACAAAAATTCTTTACTCATTCCAAAGGTCGCTTGAAGGATTTACTGATGATGTCTTTGGCAGAGAACATCATCTTCATATATTCTACACCCTTCTTGGGTTTCGTATGATCCCCACAGGTGAAGATATCACAGACTGCCATCTGTTTCTCAGGCCAAGTGTGAATGCTGATGTGTGACTCAGCAAGCATAGCAATACAGGTCACACCCTGAGGATCAAACTTGTGCGAGTGAAGTGCTAGTAGTGTAGATTCTGCTTTTTTAGAAGCACCATAAACAATATCTCTTACATAACTCTCATCATCTAGAAGAGATGGGTTACACCCTTTAAGGGTGAAGAGTATGTGCTTCATGCTGGTTCAAGGGCAATGTAGTAGGTAAGGTCAACATCAATGTTAGTCCATTCTGAGATGAGGTGCTTGGAGACCTTGACAGAATAGTCACCAGGGAGGAGACGAATGTTTTCAATCTTGACATCAAGAGAAAAGGTGCCAGTAGCACAACCTGCCACGGTGAGATCGTAAGTATTGCTGGTATCATTTTCCTTGTCCCTTAGGATAAGTTTGATAGTATCTAGCCCTTCTTCGGACTGGAATGTGAGATCTGGGAGACTGTAAACAGCAGATGCTTTCTGCAATTGGATAAGTTCTTCGCCACTAAGATTGAACTGAAGATCAGCACCAGGGAAGTTTACGTTCTTTTCTGGAGCACTCTTGAGCGTAATCTCAGGATCCGAAAAATAATACTTAGCAGACTGCCTGCCGCCCCTGATGCTAACAAAATCAGTAGAGGTGAACTCGAGCTGAGGGTCATTAAACAGAGAGATCCCGCTAAGAAACTGACTGAGATCATAAATTGCGAAGTCAGAAGGAAACACTTCTTCGCCAGTAAACTTTGCGAGAATGTTTTCTGCGTTAGAAATAGTTCTAACCGTGGATCCTTGACGGAAGACAATCGAGGAATTGATGGTGGAAAAGTTCTTGAGGACATCGAGAGTTTTCTTGGAGAGGGTAACTTTACTCATTGATTGTAGGGTTCGATAACAGAGGTCTTGTCAGAGAAGTGGAGAAGGAGGAGACCGTAGTGCAGGATCTTGATAATGTCCCGACGTGCAGTTCCTTTCTTGTCATAGCGGGAAGCATACTTCAGGATGTTGCTACGGCAGAATGCCTCAGCGTCACCACATGCTTCAATTAAGTCTAACGTTTGAATACTGTCATTGCCAGCAGAGTAATGTTGGTTGTAGGTTCCAGAAATGTAATCACGTAACTCATTCAAGAGTTTATCTTCATCATATTTAAAAGCCATCAGCGATCCCAAATTAGGCGTAGATTATCATGGTAGCATTCTTCAACGTTTCCGTCAATGTCTTTGACGAATAACTTCAGACCTTCGCCACCTAAGATCCGAACAGTCTTGCCACTATCAAGAGTGGCAAGATGGTTGACATAACCGTGGAACTTATCAGTCCTGGGTTGTGGCATCTTCTTCCTCCGTAGAAACATCAGCATCAATTTTATCATACAATTCGATGAACGACTGCTTGGTCTCATCATCGAAACGGTTCACACAAACTTTGATTGCTTTCATGCGGTCACCCCAGATAGCAAATGCTCGCATGATGTGAACCAGACGACGGGTAGAGATCACTTCGTCGATGCCACCATCCTTGAAAGTCTTGCGGATGATATCCGCCCAGTTAG